CAAAGATTTTGACTGGTTAATCAATCATTTTCATAAAACAGAAGTTATCAGACGATACTATTACAGCCCCTATGAAGTTGCAGAAGAACTTGGTTGGGAATATCCGGTGAAGCACAATATTGACTTTTTACAGGGATTGTTGGTTCTCATCCCTTATCGAGTCAAGGCACACCGAGATAGTGGCAGGCTTTATTACCGTTTTTGGTTCTTTTATGAAGATGTTGAACGCTTTAAAGCACAGGGCTGGACTGTGCAGGATGTTATCGAAATTGGTAAGCAGAATCCCCATCCGCTTGTTTTCAAGCCTGCGTATCATGCATATATCAAGCGTGAATTTGACCCAGAAATTACAATGCTCCTGCAACTATGGAAAAGAATGAATTTGCTGGAGCCCAAAAGGGAGGAGGATCTTATTGGTGTCACAGGATAAAGCTTTTTACTTCTCAAAAGAATTCAAAAACAAACAGAAAATCGAACGATTGAAAGAAGTATTAAAAGAGCTACACAGAACGGGGAGAGTGATTACCACGGAGAAATTACAGGAATTGACAGGAATGTCATATTTATCTCTAAAAATCAGATTATCAGAATTGAGAGATAAAGGCTACAGGATACGCTCCATTAATGTTTATCAAGTGCTTGAAGTCCCCGAAGAGGAAAGCTATAATAAAAAAGAAACTTTTTTAATAAGCCTGGAGGATTTATGATGCAATTTACAAAAGAATATATAGAAATGTGCCAGGCCGCACAGCCATTTTTGCAAAAACTTGGCTTGTCTATCGGTGACTATGTATGGATACCCGATGACTTGTTAATATATGATCCCAAGTTATTGGTGCATTGCTATGACAAGATTTATTTATGCATTACTGAATTTTTAGGAATGGACAATGAAATGGTCTGGCTACCCACAGTTGACCAATTACAAGACTATGCCCTTCAAACCTCAAAAATTGACTTATACGAATTGATTATTAAATTTGAGACTTATGCTCTCTCTGATGATTATTATAATACTTTTCAAGAATTATGGCTGGAGTTTGTAATGCTAACCGTACATAATCATTTTTGGGACCCTACAAAAAAGAAGTGGGTACAATCTAAGTAAAATAACAGATTATTCCGCTGATTAAAACGCCCCTGGAGGTAACCCCTCTGGGGGTTTTCTTTAGAGGTTACACTCCGTTACCTGTTTGTTCGAACCCTATTGTTTATTAATAATTAACCCCTGAAGTGCAGCAAAAACTTATTGAGGCTATTAAAGAAGGTAATTATTACGAAGCTGCATGTGCTTATGCTGGTATTAGCTATCAAACTTTTTTGAATTGGTTGGAAAGGGGTAAACGCGAAAAAAGTGGCAAATTTTTTGAATTTTTTGAGGCTGTTACGCGCGCGGAAGCAGAAGCAGAAAGAAAAATTGTAAAAATGTGGATTGAAGCAATCCCGGAAGATTGGAGAGCAGCCAGAGATTTTTTAGAAAGGCGTTATCCTGACCGCTGGGGCAAAAAAGACCATCTGAATCTGTCCGGTGATGTAGGAGTCAAAATCACGATTGTGAAGGCAAAGAAGCGGAAAAAGGAGAAAAATGGCTAAAGAGGTAACGATTGAAGTCATCAACCCTGAGGTAATTGAGTACCGTGAAAAGTATTTATTTGTCTATGGCTCTCGTGGATCTGGTAAGTCAACAACTGTGGCACATAAGATAATCAATCATGCTCTTGAATATCCGAAATCGAAAATCCTTGTGACAAGAAAAACCCTGCCCTCTTTGAGAGTTACGGCAATGCGAATTTTGTTAGAGGAGCTTGACAAGTATCAGGTGCCTTATGATTACAAGAAAACTGACCATGAAGTGCATTTCCCCAACCGTTCTGTGATTTTCTTTATCCCGATGTATCTATCAAGTGGGGGTAGGAACGAGAGATTGAAATCCTCCACATTTGATTGGATTTGGGTGGAGGAGGCAACCGAGTTCAGTTTTGAAGACATAAAGGATGTGCTGGTGCCTACCCTGAGGGGTCAACACGGCTGGAGACAGATGATTTTTACATTTAATCCGCCCCCCCGTGCGAATCACTGGATTTATGAATGGTATGACTTACAGCACAAGCGGAAAAGAGCAAAAAAAGTGCATTTTGCTTATTTAGATAACCCATTCCTGACAGATGATTACATCGAAGAACTTGAAAGCCTGAAAGAGTATGATGAAGGGCTTTATCGCAGATATACGCTCGGAGAATGGCGGGTTGATATACAGGAAGCTTTAATTTACACAAATTGGGATACTGAGATTTTACAGGGTGATCCTGCCGAGTGGATTGGGGGGATTGATTTCGGTTTTAATAACCCTTCTGTTTTTCTCCTGATTGGATTAAAGGAGAACGATGTTTATGTCCATCGTGAGATTTATGAACGCAATTTGTTAAACAAGGATTTCGGTGAAAAGATTATCGCTCTATTAAAGAAGCACAATTTACCTTTAAGTATCCCAATTTATGCCGATAGTGCAGAGCCTGATAGGATTCAGGAGCTGTGCAATATGGGATTGAATGTTTATCCTGCAGAAAAGGATGTCAATGGTGGTATCAATGCACTAAAAAGAATGCGTATCCACATTAACCCTGAGTGTGAGAATACGAAGCAGGAGATTATGTCTTATGAGTGGATGAAAGACAAAGATGGGAATCTTCTGGATAAGCCTATCAAGGCATTTGACCATAGCCAAGATGCCTTGAGGTATGCAGTTTTTACACATTCAAAGTTTATTAAACCATTTTTGCAGATAGTATGAGGAGGGATAAATGAGTGTGAAAGATTTTTTAAGGTCGCTGTTCTCTAAACAGGATAGAAAGCCAACCGTGCATGTTTATGGTTATGAAACATCGCAGGGTAAATCGCAACCGCTGGATTATTCAGATTATCTCAGTGCTTTTAACGGTTGGGTCTTTGCCGCTGTGAATGTTATTTCAAATTCTTTAGCAAAAGTCAGATGGCATATTACAAAGCAGGCAAAAAACGGTGAACTTGTAGAAGTAGAAAGGCATCCTGTTTTGAAACTGATTGGTAAACCCAACCCCCTCATGACCCGCTGGGAATTATTTAAGCTTACTGATATTCATCTTGAACTAACAGGTAATGCTTACTGGTATCTTGCTATGAATAGTTTTGGTATTCCTGCAGAGATATGGATTATCCCACCTGACCGTATGAAAGTAGTCCCCAACGAGGAGGGTTTGATTAAAGGCTATCTTTACGATTACATGGGAGAAAAAATCTTAAGAATCGTGCGATGCCTGATGTAGCAATCAGGACTGAACAGCCTTTGACGGAAGCGGAAAGCAAGAGACTGAGAGCCGAATGGAATGCTGCATACAGGGGAGTTGATAGAGCTGGCAAGATTGCAGTAATATCGAAAGCTCTGGATATCCAGCCTCTTGGCTTGACGCCGAAGGAGTTAGAATACCTTGAGGGTAGGCGGTTCTCTCGTGATACGATTCTGCATATCTGGGGAGTGCCACCTTCTAAGCTTGGGATTGTAGAAGATGTAAACAGGGCAAATGCTGAGGCTAACGATTACACCTTCCAGAATGAAGTAATCTTACCCCGTCTTGAACTTATGAGAGAAGTCCTGCAATGGGATTTGCTTAATCGGTTCTGGAAAAAAGAGAATCTCAAAATCGAGTTTGAGAATCCCGTTCCAAAAGACAAAGAATTCAGATTGAAACAACACGAAGCTTATATCAAGAACGGTGTTTTGACAATTAATGAAGTCAGAGCTGAGCTTGGACTTGAACCTGTAGATTGGGGTGAAGTCCCGCTTATGCCCTTGAATCTGTATCCCATTTCTGCACCGAAGCCTGAGCCTGAAAAGACTATAATTGTGTCTGAGACAAAGCAGGTTAAGTCTATGTTCAAAGATGAAGCAAAAAGAGAACAAATC